AGTATGAAGGCTTGGAATGACGTCACTGAGCATCACACACCATGGTCAACAAGTGAAGGCGAGTACTTCATTGACATGGGTGTAAAGATAGAGAGGCTCCACAGCGGAGCCTTTCGTATCTACAATGTAAACACTAATAACTTCGTAGAAGTGAGCCAAGACCAATACGATATATTCAATCGCCATGGCTTTAAGCCAGGCGCATATAGGGTCATGATGGATCATCTTGTTGATGAGGTTAGGAGGTCTAAATATAATTTAGACAAACGAAAGAAAATTATTGCAAAATATTTGCAATTCAAAAAGAAATATATTAATTTTGTTCAAATTTAATTAACAATATGTCGCACTGGAGAAATTTAATGAAAGACAATAAGTACCTAGGGAGTTGGGACTTAGAGGTCGACGGCAAGTATGAGCCGAGAGTAGTAACAATCGAGAAGATTTATCAGGACGTAATGGTCGGTGAGATGGGTAAGGAAGACAAGGTGTTCATCAAGCTCAAAGAGTTTCAGAAGAGCATGGTGGCTAACCGGACGAACTTTAAAAGACTAGAGATATTCTTTGGGTCATTCAACTTCAACGACTACATTGGTAAAGAGATTGTGCTTGGTGTTGAGAAGGTTAAGAGTCCACAGGGTGTGGTTGATGCGTTGCGATTTAGCACACGTCCGTTACCTAAGAAGGAGAAGCCAACCATCACACCTGAGCGATTTGCCAAGGCCTTGCAGGCCATTGCTGATGGCAAGACCACAGCTGAGAAGTTAATCGCTGATTTTAATTTAACACCTGAGCAACATGCTGAAGTTACGAGCAAGTAAGTGTGCACCGCTATTCAATAGCGGCTCACCAGGACTGACGCCATTGCAAGCTGCAACGCTTGATGGCTTACTCAGTAAGATAGAGTTGACGGCTGCTCAGGCTAAGAAGCGTGACGAGTTGGTTGCTAAGCGTGACGCTAAGCCTGACCTGAGTCAAGGTGCCAAGACGTTGATCGAGGAGATCATTGACGAGAAGATATACCAGTACAAGGATCACTTCTGGAGCAAGGAGACTGACAAGGGCACTGCTGTTGAGGACGAGGCAATTGAGCTATACAACCGCATCTTCTTTACGTCATACAATAAATTGTTTGACAATGACAAGTACGCATACCTCGACACACCACTCATGCATGGTCACCCTGACGTTGTTGACAAGGAGAGGCTCAAGGTGTTGGACATCAAGTCGTCATACACCAAGAAGACATTCCCTAAGACTGAGGAGAAGGCCGCTAAGAAGGTCAAGGAGTCAGGGTATGACTGGCAGGTGAAGGCATACCTATGGATGCTACGTCAAATGACTGGCCTTGATTGGCGTGATGGTGAGGTGGCATACATGTTATGCAACACGCCTGAGGAATTGTTGGGTGAATGGGACGAGCCAAGCTTGCACTACATGGATGACATTGACGACAATATGCGTGCGACGATTGTGAAAGTCACTCTGACCGACGATGACATTACAACTATTGAGAATTGGCTTAAGGTTGCTAATGATTATGCCAATGAGTATATCAGCATATTAAAAACCAAGAACTCATGAGAGTCCGGTTGTTGACAGATGGTGGCTATGGCTTACGTCATGATGAGGTCGGTAAGATCTACGAGGCCAAGCGTCACAACTATGGCTACTTAGTTAATGTTGGTAGTGATGAGTTGTATTTCTACTCTGATGAGGTTGAGATAATTCAAGACCACATTTACTTCTTAGAAGTGGCAGAAGACAAGGCTGCTTTTAAATACCTTGTCGCAATAATTATAGCGACCATGCTATGCATAGCCGCAACTATTTATGTAATCTTTTAATTATCTATATGTTTAAATTCAAAGGGATTGTCTACAAGGTAGGCAACTTGGAGGTCATCTCCGAAAAGTTCAGCAAACGCGAACTAGTGTTAACCGATGCTGCTGAGCAGTATCCGCAGTACATTTCATTTACATTTGTGAAGGACAAGTGTGCACTTCTTGACAACCTAGCTGAAGGCCAGGAGACAGAGGTATCGTTCAGTTTGAAAGGCCGTGAGTGGACCAGTCCGCAGGGTGATGTCAAGTACTTCAACACAATTGAGGGATTTGCAGTGACTGGTGCAACTGTAGCGCCTAGCGCTCCAGGATCAGGTCACACTGACGACGCGCTTCCTTTTTAAGAAGTTGTTTGACCCACTAGTCTGGGGATTGGTTTGATTGATGGGTGTTGACTAGGGCACCCATTTTTAATCTAATTTAATATGTGGTACTCAACATCTTCGGCTAAGCAGCCGACCGACCCTATTGTAGACAGGGTAATCGCTAAATATCATGAGAGGTCCCAAGCTGGGATCAAGAAGTATGGTACGATGCTAACGCGTGACGATCTCAGTGAGCTTGATTGGTTGAAACATTTGCAGGAAGAATTGCAAGACGCAACTCTCTACATTGAGAGATTGATGATTGTGAGAGATATCGATCGTTTGGAGCCAGTGATGAAATTCATGGAAGCCCTCAACATAACCATGGATTCTGTATTTGAGATAACAGATAATGATGGCAACCCTAAGAATGTAATGGTATCAGATGTATTTTTTAACCTTTAAGGAATATGATGATCATTATCACACAAGAAAAACCGGTAAAGAAACCTAAGTCATCTCCAGCAACACCGGAGGAGATGGGAGTAAAACAAGAAGAACAGAAAAAAATTGAGCAAATAGTATCACTTGCTAGATTAATTATGTTCCTTAGTAAATAACCTTTAAACAACAAGAACAATGAAAACACTAATAAGTAGATTGACAATGAAAAAAAATGGGGAAGTCCATAAAATTAAGAGATTTAGCCCCGATTGTGATAGGTGGGAGGACATATACACATATGTAGACAAATATGGAGATAAATATGAAGCCTTTAGTCCGTTTTATATTTGTTCTTGGAGAAGAAAAAAAGTAACCATTAAATAACAAGATAAATGAAAACAGCAGTAGGATGGTTATTATTTGAACTATCAAAAAACGGATTATTACCCGATGGAATTCCTGATGATATATATGAACAAGCCAAAGAAATGGAAAAGGAGCAGATAGGTGATGCTTATGAAAGAGGATTTAATCAAGGATACAGAGACCCTGAATTTTTAAATACAAATGATTCAGATGATGAATATTAAACCTTTAAACAACAAGAACAATGAAAGAATCAGCAGTAGAGTGGTACACAAAGAAAATATTAGAATATAAAAGTCCAACAAATATTAATGGTACAGATTACATTTTAATTCCAGTTAATAAGGTGGATTTTTTGCAAGAACAAGCCAAAGAAATGGAGAAGGAGCAGACTATTGAGTCCTATAAAGCAGGGGTTTGGGATTTAGGATGCAAAAGCGCTGACTCAGAAGAATATTATAATAGAACCTTTAAGCAAGAGGAACAATGTAAGTGTGGTCAGCCAAAAATTGGTGGATATACTTGCCAAAGAACGGATTGTAATCAAACCTTTAAACAACAAGAACAATGAAACAAAAAGAATATAAACCAACCCGCCAAGAAAAAAACCGAAGCGAACTATCGGCATACGGAACAATGATACTAATAGGAATAGTATCAATATTACTAATCATTCATTTCATTACAACATGAAAAACTACGAACGAGTCCTGCACTTATTGGCAGGCATAGCACTTGGATATTTAATGTTTGGATTATGACAAAGAGAGACATCATTATAATCATATTCATACTTATGATAGGTATGGCGATAGGTTATCTGCTTGGCCGCAGAAAGCCAGAGAAAGAATTCCATGTCATTGAGGTACCAAAGACCAGTGACATTACTGACGGATTGACCGGACGTAAATTAACTTATTATGAGAATTTGTATGCTAGATCAAATAAAACAATGGATTAAAAGAGACGGCCTAGATGGCCCCAGTCAGCGCATTGACTTGGTATACAAGCGAAACTATTTGTTCAGTATACTTCGAGAAAACATGACGCTTCAAGAGATCGGTAGGTTATTCAATAGAAGACACTCATTGGTCATTCATGGTATCAAGACGCATGAGAAGATGATGTCTGAGACTTATGAATACAATGGTATGGAGATCAAGGGAAACCTTGCTTATTTGGCGGTGATTAACGAATATAAAAAAGAATATGATAACCTACTTTCAAACAGTAACGAACACCAGCAAGCCGTTCTACGTGTCTTTAGAGACAGCTCTACAGAGGATCAGGGAGGGAAAATCGCAGCAGATAGTGGAGCAGGTGAGAGCCCTTACTCAAAAGGATGCGCGCAATGAGAAGAAGAAGTTACTACCAGCCATTTGCTTTAGCGGTAAGTTTGAGAAACGTGCCGACACTGCATGCATGGATCACAGCGGAGTCATCTGCTTAGACTTTGATGGATTTGACAGCGACCAAGAGCTAGAGGAATTTAAGTTTGACTTAATGCTCGATAAGTTTACCTTGTCGGTTTTCTTATCCCCATCAGGTGATGGGCTCAAGGTATTGGTAAGAATACCAAAAGACATTGAGAACCATAAGCTATACTTCAAAGGCCTAGAGAAGTACTACAACCGCAAGGAATTTGACACCACTAGTCAGAACCTCAGCCGAGTGTGCTATGAGTCGTATGACCCTGAGCTGTATTACAACTCAGCGGCTGAGATGTTTACTGATATGGTTAGGCCGACGGTTGTACAACAACGTGTTGCACAAACAACAACCATCCGACTTAACGACTACAACGAGATAGCCAGACGTCTTTTGACATGGTGGGGCAAGAGCTATGGCATGGTACCAGGACAGCGCAACAATAACCTCTATGTGTTAGGTGTAGCCCTAAAGGAGTATGGCATTGACAAGACAATGGCCCATTCAATCATGAACGATCAGGACCAAGGCGGTGAGATGGCGTCAGAGATAGTGACGATTGTGAATAGCGCATACAAGGACATGTCGACGTTTGGCACTAAGTTTTACGACGAGTTTGAGAACGTAAAGAACGAACTGAAGAGAGGTGTTCCTGCAGAGAAGGTCGCTGAGAAGTACCAGATCGAGGATCTGCCTGAAGTCACTGAGTTCTGGACCAAGTCAAGCAAGGGCAAGGTTGAGGTAGTGCCGCACTTATTTAGATTGTTTCTAAATAACAACGGATTCTTCAAGTACTATCCACCTGGATCAAGGACGTTTGTGTTTGTTAGGGTGCTTGACAACTTGATGAGCGATGTGACTGACGATATGATTAAAGATTTTGTGTTGGACTATCTGATGGACATTGATGACATGATGGTGTACAACTACTTCGCTATGAACACCAAGTTCTTTCAGGAGACCTTCTTAAACTTTGTACCTAAGATTGACGCTGTGTTCAAGGAGGATACCATTGACAGCGCTTACTTGTACTACTTGAACTGCGCTGTTCAGATCACTAAGGATGGTGTGAATGTAATTGACTATAAGGACTTAGGTGGTCACGTATGGGAGATGCAGCGCATTGACAGAGAATTTGTGTTCAGAGATGATGTCGCAGAATGCGAGTTCGAGACATTTGTTCAAAACATTTCAGGAGACGATAAATCACGCAAGCAATCAATGGAATCAACTTTGGGTTACATGATGCACAGCCATAAACCAGCTAGCTATTGCCCGGCTGTCATTTTAAACGACGAGGTCATTAGTTCTAATCCTGAGGGTGGTACTGGTAAGGGTATCTTTGTCAACTCGATCAACCACATGAAAAAGATGGTGAAAATTGACGGCAAGGGGTTCAGCTTCCAGAAGTCATTCCCATACCAACGTGTACAGGTTGACACTCAGGTGTTGGTCTTTGATGACGTGTCTAAGGGGTTTGCCTTTGAGAACTTATTCTCAGTGATCACTGAAGGTATTACTTTGGAGAAGAAGAACAAGGACGAGATTCACATTCCTTTTGAGCGATCGCCAAAGATATTCATCACGACAAACTATGCCATCAAGGGTGCAGGGAACTCATTTGAGCGACGTAAGTGGGACCTTGAGTTCAGACAGTATTACACCAAAGAGAAGACGCCTGAGGATGAGTTTGGTCACATGCTATATAGCGGATGGAACGAGAGTGAGTGGATTAAGTTCGATAACTACATGATCCGGAACCTTCAGTTGTATTTGAAGAAAGGATTGGTTGAGACTGAATTCAAGAACCTTAAGGTCCGTAAGCTAATCGCTGAGACATCACCTGAGTTTTGGGAGTGGGCTACAGCTAGAGACAACATGGACACTAAGCCAAACGCTAAGTCGGTCGGCCAGGACATGCTCAACAGATTTGTTGCTGACTACCCAGACTATGACCGATATGGTAGGTATAAGCTATCAAACGCTAAGTTCTACCATTGGCTTGATGCGTATGGTGAGTATGCGTTCGGTCAGAAACCAAGGGCATACAAAGGCATGAATGGTAAGGAGATTCATTTTATTGTTAAACAACCAACACAAACAAAGTTATGTTAGCACTAGTCATACTCCAGAAACGCATGGAGGCCACCATTGAGGTGATGAATATGAACAAAAGTAAAAAGATAAGCAAGGAGCTTAATGATATGCTTAATTCATATTTGAACGCTATAGGATTGCTTAGGGGGTTTCATATGCAGTGGTATGCTGACCCTTACTACGCCATCATGGCATTGAGAAGAGAGTTGTCATCGGTGAGTAAGTCTAAAGAGCTTACAGAAGAATTAAATAATGCAATTAAATTATTGAAAGATGAAGACGCTAAGAAGCTATCAAAGTGATATCGCATCCAAAGGTGTAGATATACTTAAGAAGAACAACCTGCTTTATCTCGCCATGGAGGTGCGCACCGGTAAGACGGCCACCTCTTTAGAGATAGCTAAAAGGTTTGGCGCTAAGAGGGTATTATTCCTTACAAAAA